CCGAGACCCCACCTCAGGGGACCGGCGATCCTACTCCATCGTGCGGCCGCCGCCTACAAAGCGGCGGCATGGACGCTGATGCGCGATTAGCTGCGCGGCGCCATCGTGTCGATATGAACCAATGCATCGACATGGACGATCCTGTTGCGCGGGCGCACTGGTGCGGCACTTTCCGCTGCGATACCGACGAGTTGGCCAACGCCGTTCGGGTGATGGCGACCACCGAGGTCGGGCTTGTTGCGCTGTATCTCGCGACCCGCTCCCCGACGCTCTCCGCCGGCGACAGCTCCGCGCGTGAACGGGGCCACGCTTGATCCATGTCGCATAGTGGAAAGGGGCCGGGCTGTTGACATAGCCCGGTACTCCGGTATCACCCAGCCCTACCCATCACGGCCACGGGAGAGGCGGCGGCGAAAAAGACGATGTATAGCGAGCGACGCCCGAGGTCACACGGAACGCAAGCAACTCGCCGCTGAACTGACGTAGATCGCCGAAAGCTAGCTGGCCGAGACGCAGATTTGACTGCTGAAGGGCTCGGGTCCCTACAATCGCTGCTGTCACGACGTTGACTCCATCCACCCATACGTAAAAGGTCGCTCCTGACGCACTCACTGAGATGTGGTGTTCGGACCCTGCGGACACGACACTAGATGCAGTGGTGACATCTACATTGGAGGCAGAGCTGCTCCGAAGTGATGCCCGAATCTTGCCGTCTATCACTTCGCAAAACAATGAGAATATGGAGCCCGTGCCCGTTTGCGATACGTTGCTCCATGCAAATAACTCCCGAGTGCCAGACACAGATGACGGTACCCAGACGCCCTCAACCGTAAAGTCTCCGGCGCCGACTAGCTCTGGCACTGAACTGTAAAGGTATCCCGACGTTCCGAAATTAATGCCCGTTATCGGATCCATCGTGGCATCGCCGAAGAGACTCCATCGGCCAGGGCGTGCCCGATCCAGCAGCCCGCTAATCGCCGGCTGAATCAGACACGTGGTCGCATACTCAAATGGGTCAGCGGCCGGGCGCAGCGAAACCCCAGCGTCCTCGTCCGGCCACGCACTCCCATCCCATATGTAGATGAGCTGGTCAGCTTCGACGTAGTACGTCGTAACCCCTGACGGCGGCGGGGCGGGCAAGTCGCCGTAGGTGGCCACTCGGCCATCAATATGGATGCTACCCAGTGTGCTGCTGATCACCGGCGCCTCCGGGTCGGTGTCGTCGATGTCAACGCCCAGGCCGGGCTGGTATACCGCGCCGCGATTCGCGGGCGTCCAGAGGCCGCGCGACGCATCCCAAGCCATGCACTTGCCGTCGGTGAGTCCGGTCATGTCCATGTGGCCGCTGAGCTCGTATGGGAGCTCGTTCCACGGGGTTGTGCCGTCGCCGGATTTGCCGAAGCCGGTGTCGATCTCCACGCCGGGCTCACCTTTGTGGAGCACCTCATTGAGCGCGGCCCATGCGGCGGCGGTGCGGCGACGCAGGGCGAAGCGGGCGGGGATGACTTGACCGGTCACAGGGGCTCTCCGCCGCCGTCGAAGACGATGCTGTTGTCCACCGGCGTGTACGCCGTGGCGGTGATTGTGGATGCCGGCGGCGCGGGGCTCGCCGACGTGTAGTCGAAGGTGACCCGGTGCATCTGCAGGCTGCCGCCGTAGGGGTCGATCGTCTGCAGGGTGAGCGTGACCTGGCCGGTGTAGTTGAGCGCGACGCTGGCGCTGCCGGGGCCGATGTCGTCGCGCTCCACCAGCACCGCGTCATCGGCGTCGAGCAGCTGGAGGCGGTAGCGCTGGTTGTCGGCGGGCGTGACGCTGGCGGCCTCGCTGTCGAGCAGTTGATCGGCCTGCGTGACGCGATTGCGGTGCGCCCAGGTGACGGTGAAGGTGCCGGACACGGTGGACGGGTACGCGCTGCCGGCGATGCGCAGCTTGGCGGGCGGGTATGGGAGCAAGAGGCGGCCTTGGAGTTCCAGGGTTTGGATGGTGGCGAGTGAGGGGTCGAGTTGGGCGCTGCCGGTATTGGTGAGCAGGCGTGCGTCGATAGATTCGCCGGCAGTGAATTCGGTGGGGTCGTAGGCCAGCGACTCGCCGTAGAAGTAGATGCGCGAGCCTGCATCATGGGGAGTTGGCACGGTATCGGCGCAGCTTCGCCCGAGGGTCAGCGTGGGCGGCGTGGCGGAGGCGTCGATCGCGTCGACGCGGACGACCTCGTCATCCCAAAGCGCTGCGGAGCCCGCGGCGACGTTGGCCAGGCGATCGCCAGCAGCGAGCGTGAACGACGTGGCCGGCGGCGCATCCACCAACGTGTCGCCCTCGATGATCGTGGCCGTGGGGCACCATTCGCCATTGCCCACGGCGACGAACGCGGTCGACGCGTGCGGCGCGGTCTGCATGGTGAAATCGCGTGATTCGGCCGGGTCGGCGGCGGCCGCAAAAACGAACGCGGAATCCGCCGTCAACGCGTCGAGGTCGCTACGGCTCAGGCGCGACACCACCTCGATGTACGGCGCCTCCTGCACGCGCTGCAGCGTCACGGGTATGGGTGTCTGCGACGGCCGCGGATCCACGCCAGGCTCCACGGCTACCCAGCTTGCCGTCGGCACGCCCTGATAGATGTCCTGTGCGCACTTCAGCTTGATGGCGCCAGACTTGAGCGTGCCGGTTTCGCGATCGCCCACAATGCACACCATGTCCGCGATGCCGCGTTTGGGTGCCTGCAGGCGAAAATACTGGTTTGGCCGCCAGGCGTAGGTTGCGCGAGTGGTTACAAGATCGAATGCGCGCGTGGGCGTAGCCGTGGCAAGCATGTCACGCTGGGCGATGCGCGAGGCCAGTGCATCGGTGGGGATTTCGGGGTACTGCGCCGTTTGGTGGATGGTACCGAACGCCGCCACCATCGCCATTGAGCGCACAGGAGCGGTGACGATTGTCTCCTTTTTCTCCGGGTCGAAATAGCTCACGCTGACGCTGTTGACCGCGTTGTCGAGCAGCGACGGTTGCTCCTTGAAGTCAAGGATATCGTCGTCAGTAAGGATGGGCAGGTCGGCCAACACATAGTCGCCGCGGGCCAGGTCCAGATACCATTGGCCGTCCTCCAAGCCGCGCGTGAAGCTGCCGCCGATGAGCTTGCAGATGCGCTTCTCGAGGTCCTCGACGCTCTCGCTGGCCGGGTCCCACTTGGGGCAAATGCCGAAGCCTTCGGCGTACAGCGTGTCGGCGGCAGCGCGCAGGCTCGCGTCGTTGATGTTGTCGCGCGACTCGCGGCCCATGTCGCTGTTTGTGCGGGAGTAGTACAGCACGTGGGCAGGGTTGATATACCCGCTCTTGCCTTCCTGGACGCTCGATACCAGCATGCGGTGTTTGCTTGTGGAGCCGAGGGATGCGCCGGTATCCACGTCGAGTCCGTCAGTGCACGCGAATGCCAGCCAGCCCGATTTCTTGCCCGGCGCGGCAGTTATCCGGTATCCGGCACGGCTAGGGTAGCCAACAATAGGTGGGCCCGGATCGTCGGTAGCGACGACGAGGTCCTGCGATCCTAGAAGCCGGCCACTATCATCCCAGGCGACCATAACCTTGATGGACGTGCTGCCAGGTGCGGCGGGTGGGAACGTGATGTTGACCCACATGATTCCGGTTTGGCCCACCCCTTCTGACCAGGACGCATGATTCCCGCTCGCCGCTGTCGCGTACGCGGATGGGTTCGGATTGAGCGCGGGGAGCGGAACGCCAGGCGTTTGCACATAGACATTATCCGTTGTCTTTGTATAACTGACTGTCAGACTTTCGACCGATTGGATCGCGGGTACTTCAGCCTTCTCCGGGTACCAACAGCCCGGATCATCCCAGTGGCCGACGATCTGCCGGAATTTATACGCGGGCTTCTGCGGGTACGGGTTCATGGCGCCATAGCGACCGCCAAGAAACGCGACAGTCGTGAAGCCGCGCCAGCTGCACGTCTGGTCGCCGAAGTACTGTTTGAGGTTGACGTTGGGTTGCTGGTCGGGCTCGCCGAACATCACGTCGAGCGGGCCTTCGATGCCGCCCTGGTCTTTCTCGCCACCCCAGAGATTGGATGCCATCACGTTGATGCGGCCGCTCGATGTGAGCTCGCCCTGCCACGCGATCTTGTCGCCGCCTCTGAACTCCAGGAAGGCGTCGATGGGGCCGATGGTGATGCCGTGGTGGTAGGCCACGTGGTACCAGAAGCCGACGGTGGGCTTGCTGCTCTTACCCATGCTGCGCTTGCTCCATTGCTGCCTGCTCCGCGGCCGCGCACTTGTGTGCCCATTCGACGAGCGCGACACCGAACGCATCGGTGGCCAGCAGCTTCTCTTCCTCGATGCCATTGCGAACGAAATCGGACCAGTCCAGCCCGTGCGACCGCGCCCACGCCCGCGAGCCGGTACGGCAATAGCCACCGCGCGCGGTGAAGCCGGGGATCGTGAGCATGTGGCGCGTCGTGACGATCATCATTTGCCCCCGCTGGCCTTGATCGGGTCGCGCCCGGTGATCTTCCACGCGAGGCAGAATTCGTCGTCGATCCAATGAGTTCCCCAGTAGCGAACGACGGACTGTCCGTCGTCGGTGGTTGGCCCTTGCGCCTCAGTGGGCTTCGCGGACTCTGGTTTGGGGCGCAGCGCATACGACACCGCGGCAGCGACAAGCGCCACGATCAGGTACGCCACCCACCAGATGATCGCGTGGCGAGGCGCGCCCGGTGGCTGCGGCGTGAGCGCATGGATGGCGGCGTAGATGATCTGCACGATGACCACAAGCAGCGACATGCAGAACGCAAGCACCTGCGCCTGCGCGCCGCTTGGCGTGTCCATCCACCAGTAGCGAGCCCGCCAGCGCAACACGTGATGGCGCCGGCGGAGGTAGGCGATCAGCCCCATGACATCGAGTCTCCGGTGGGGTTCTTGACGGGCTTGTAGATCGCACCGCCGTAGTGGTTTGGTGCGTCGCCGCCGAAGCGGGTGACGCATGCATCCCATGTCTGCTCGCAACCGGGTTTTGCGGTCACCACGAGCCCCGGCGCAAGGTCGGCGGCGCCGTAGAGCAGCGTGATGGTGGCACCCGACTGGGCCGTGATGGAGCGGCGCTCCACGATGCCATCGGCGCGTGTCCATTCGGCCCAGCCACCCATCAACGGCAGCGGCGCATCGGCGAACACCGGCGACGTGATTTGCAGGCCGGATACCTCGGTAATCGTGCCCCGCGACCCGGCGCCCTCATACAGGATCACCGCCATCTCCGGCACGATCCCGGTGACGTCGCTCAACGTGAA